GCTTAAGAAGTTATCAATTTTAAATTAAACTTTTTTTATTTAAATATTTTTTGTATAGATTTGTAAACAACAAGTTTATATAAAAATATTATGAGTAAAAAATTAGATGAAAAAAATTCAAATCTTTCTCCGGAAGAATTAAAGAAACGTAGAGAAGAGATCACAAAATTTTACAAAGATAATTTACCACATCTTAAAATTCAGGCAGAGTATGAAGAGCTTTTAGCTAGTATTGAAAAATCTAGAGCTGAAAGATTACAAGCACAAAAATTTATGGCGCAGGCTTTTGCTGAAACTCCAGAAGGTCAAGAACCTAATGAAGAAGCTAAAGCATTTATGGAGGCTGTTAAAAACTTTAAAGAAGATTAAGATGGATCTTACTAAACAAAATATTAAGATTTTACAAAAAGTTGTTGGTGCTAAACCAGATGGTTTGTATGGGCCTAATACTATTGCTAAAGTAAAAGAGTTTCAGAAAAAAAATAACTTAGTTATAACAGGTAATCCAAGTGAACAAACTTGGCAGTTTATATTAGATTTAGAATCTGAATTAGACAGTGATACTTCTAAACAATATTTTATAACAGAGTATAATCAACTAATCCATAAACATTATTTACCTGAAGGGGAATATATAAATGGGCCTATAAAGAATGAATATGTTTTTATTCATCATACAGCTGGTAGGAATAATCCATATAAGTGTATTGATCATTGGGCTAAAGATTCCAGAGGTAGAATAGCCACTGAATTTGTATTAGGAGGTAGATCACATAACAAGTTTGATATAAACGAATATGATGGTGTTATGGTTCAAGCATTTCCTGATGGCGGTCAAGGATGGCATCTTGGTAAAACAGGATCCAGACACATGAATAGACATTCAGTTGGTTTAGAGTTATGTTCAACTGGTTATTTAGATAAAAATAACAAAACATATTTTGGAAGTTTAGTTAATGATTCTGAAATATATACATTAGATAAACCTTTTAGAGGATATTTAAAGTGGCATAATTACTCAGATAAACAGATAGAAGAAACTGAGAAGTGGTTAAAGTATATTGCTGATAGAGACAATATTGATATTAGAGAAGGATTGCAAAAATGGATTAAGAAGTATGGTGCTAATAAAGCATTTGATTTTCATGAAGATGCATATTTAGGAAAAGTAAAAGGTTTACTTACTCATACTAATGTAAGAAAAGATAAAACAGATTGTTATCCTCATGACAAGTTAGTTGAAATGATATTAAGATTATAATTATGGCAACAGTAAACAAAGTAGATATAAAATTAAAAGTTGATATTAATAAAACAATAAAATTTCAAATATTAACATATTGTTTTTTTGAAGGTATACAATTGAGTATTTCTGATTTAGATTGTATAGCTGAATTAGCAAAAAATCCTAATACCGAAATAACTAAATTTTGTATACATCTTACTGATAAAAAAATATTTAAAAGTTCACAATCAGCTAGAAATGCAATAAATAAAATTACTAAAAAGAAACTTATTTTAAAAAAAGGTAAGAACAAAAAGACAATATCAATTAATGATATTATTAATGTTCAAACAGATGGTTATGTATTATTAGATTATAAAATATTAGGTAGTGAACCCCAAGAGTCATAAAATATTTAAAGAAGGAATAGCTGAAGAAGTAGGAGTTCATAAACAAGTTGTTGATGACTTTGTAAGTTTTTATTATTCTAAAGTTAGAAGTTCGTTATCTAATTTAGTTTATCCAAGAATATATATAGATAATTTAGGAACATTTTATTTGAGAAATAAAAAATTAGAAAATAAAATTAAAGTATATAAAAGCAAACTGGGTAATCTTACAAAAAGAACATACAATGGATACACTAAGAGTGAATTAATACAAGAAAATATTAATATTATGACAAGTGCTTATGAACAGCTTTTAGAAGATAAAGATAATAAAAGAAAATTTATAGAAAAGAAATATGGCAAACAGAGTAAATAAACTACTAGGAGCTTTTAAAAACGCAGATAAAATACTTGAGGGTATTAAGAACAATACATTTAAAAAAGATCATATTGAAGCAATAGCAACATCAAGACAAAAGATATGTGTTAATTGTAGTTTTTATGATGATATAGGTACACAATGTGCTGTTCCAAAAACACAACCATGTTGTTCAGATTGTGGGTGTAGTTTAGAATTTAAGCTAAGATCATTATCTAGTGAATGTCCTAAAAAATTTTGGAATGCTGTTACTACAGAAGAAGCAGAAGAAATGATAGTAAAACAAATAAATGAACAATAAAAAAATTAAAAATTATGACTGTAACAAAAATAGTAGAAGATCTTTTAAAGTACGAACTAATAACATGTGAAGCTGCAATAGTTTTATTAAAAGCAGAAGCAGAAGCAAGTGCGTTTAAAGAAATGACAGGTAAAACTACAGAAAAAAACAAAGTAGAAAAAAATATATCAACATCAAATCTTTATAGTATAGAAGATTATTATAATTGGTATACAACTTTTACAAATTAAATATAGCAAAATGGCAATAGTATTTAAAGAAGAAGGACATTTGTATGAAAGTATTGATCAAGATAAAATTGATTGGACAAGTGTTACTTCATTTATAGGAATGTTTAAACCTAAATTTGATAGAGAAGGACAAGCAAAAAAGTCTTCTAAAAATAAAAAGTCAAAGTGGTATGGTATGACTCCAAAGGAAATACTAGATGCTTGGGACAATGAAACAAATAGAGCAATTAAGTTAGGTAACTTTTATCATAATCAAAGAGAAGCTGATATGCTTGATTTTAAAACTATTGAAAGACAAGGAGTTCAAGTACCTATTATAAAACCTTTAGTAAATGAGGAAGGTATAAAAATGGCTCCAGAACAAAAGTTAAAAGAAGGGGTATATCCTGAGCATTTAGTATATTTAAAGTCTGTTGGTTTATGCGGTCAAGCAGATGTTGTTGAAGTTGTAAATGGATATATAAACATTAATGATTATAAAACAAATAAAGAAATTAAAGAAAAAGGATTTACTAATTGGGAGGGTATAACTAAAAAAATGTATAAACCTATTAATCATTTAGATGATTGTAATTTAAATCATTATAATTTACAATTGAGTATTTATGCGTATATTATTAAAAAGCACAATCCTAAATTAAAGATTGGAAAGTTAACAATTCAACATGTAAAGTTTAAACAAGTTGGTGAGGATGCAAATGGATATCCAATTAATGAGCATATTAATGGTGAACCTGTGTTAGAAGAAATCAAGATATATGATTTACCATACTTAAAAGATGAAGTTAATAGTTTAATAATGTGGTTAAAAGATAGTAAATTATGATAGTAAAATTATTTGATATACAAAATAATAAAGTAGTTCCAACAGAACATTGTTATGCATTACCTTTTTTAAAAGTTATAATGGATGAATATCCAGATAACTATTTACAAGTTTATCAATATATCTTTTATATGTCTTGTCCTAATCCTGACATGAATCCATTTTTTAATTTACCTGAGCATGAAAAAGAAGATATTATAATTGAAGAAGTTCAATTAGAAGAATCTCCTGAAGATGGTAAAATAAGATATGCATTAGACATGTGTAAGAAACTTTATGAAACACCAACATACAGAGCATATGTAGGTATTAAATCTATGTTAGATAGATTAGCTAAGTATATGGAAACTACAGCTATTGAACATGGTAGAGATGGAAATATTAATTCAATGGTTAATGCTGCCGCTAAGTTTGAACAAATAAGACAATCTTATAAAGGAGCATTTAGTGATATGAAACAAGAGCAAGAAAGTCAAGTACGTGGAGGTGCAGGATTAGCTTATGATCAAATGTAACATGAATAGTAAAAAAGATGAATGGTTTTTCTGTTATTGGGATGAATCAGAATTTAATAAAAAAGAATTAAAACAAGTTAATAATAAAAAACCAAATAAAAATGAGTCAAAAAGTAATACCAGTAGGAGCAAAACTTCTAATTAAACAAAAAGAAGCTGAAAAATATTTTGCAGGTACAGAAATTATTATTCCTGATACAGCTAGAAAAAAAGAATATAAAGGTATAGTTGTAGGTGTAGGTAAATCTGTTACAGAAATTAATATAGGTGATATGATTCAATATAGTGATCATTGTTTACCAACAACAATGATGCACGATAATGAAGAACATTTATTAATTAATGAAGGAGATGTATTTGCAATTATAAAGAATGTATAAATCAATATTGACATATGAAAATAATGAATGGTCTACAACTGATTTTTTAACCTATGAACATTTTAAAGAATTTATATTAGGTATATTTAGTGAACCTGGTGAGTACGGGTTTACAAGTATGTCTTATGAATTTAATAAACAGGCTAGAATTTTTAATGATCAAGGTTTTTATTGCAATAAACCTTTTAGATCAAAAGATTTTAAAACATATTGGGAAACAGAAAAAGATAAGTGCCGCAACGGAGTTATTTATAAAGATAATGGTAAGGTTTGGTATTTAACCAGAGACTATTATATGTGGTTAAACTTCTTACCAATATATGATAAGGAGGAAAAGAAGTATGGTTTTGCTAAGGTTAGAGATGCTCAATATCATATGGCATTATATGAACTATTAGCAGAACTGCATTATAAACATTCTGCAATATTGAAGAAACGTCAGATTGCTTCTTCTTACTTCCATATGGGTAAGATAATTAATACATATTGGTTTGAAGAAGGTAGTACGTGCAAGATTGGTGCGTCACTAAAAGATTATATTAATGATAAAGGTTCATGGAAATTTTTAGATGAGTACAAGACATTTTTAAATGAGCACACTGCTTGGTATAGGCCTAGTAATCCAGAAAAAGTTTTGTTATGGCAACAGCAGATTGAAGTTAGGGTTGGTAATAGAAAAACATCCAGAGGTCTTAAATCTAAAATACAAGGTGCTTCTTTTGAGAAAAATGCAACAACAGGTGTTGGTGGTCCAACAACTTATTTCTTTCATGAGGAAGCAGGTATTGCTCCTAAGATGATGCAAACATATGAGTACTTGCGTCCTGCAATGTCTTCAGGTATGATTACTACAGGTATGTTTATTGCTGCTGGTTCTGTAGGAGATTTAGATCAGTGTAATCCATTAAAGGAGATGATATTAAATCCGGAAGCAAATGATATATATGGTGTAGAAACTAATTTATTAGATGCAGAAGGTGCTGTAGGTATTGCAGGTTTATTTATACCAGAACAGTGGTCTATGCCTCCATATATTGATGAATATGGAAACTCATTAGTTAAAGAAGCATTAGAGTCTATCTTAACAGAAAGAAAAGAATGGAAAGCTAAATTAGATGGTGAGCAATATCAGTTACGTATTTCACAAAAACCAACAAATATTAAAGAAGCTTTTGCATATAGAAAAGAATCTATATTTCCACAAGGTATATTATCAATACAAGAAAAGAAAATTACTGATAAAGAATATCCTTATGAGTTATTAGAATTAGAAAGAGATCAAACAGGTATTGTTGCTAAAAGAACTTCCAAGTTACCAATATCAAAATTTCCAGTGGATAAAAAGATGCAAGATAAAACTGGAGCAATTACAGTTTGGGAAAGACCAACACCCAATGCTGATTTTGGTGCATATTATGGATCTATTGACCCTGTTGGTGAAGGTAAAACAACAACATCAGATTCATTGTGTAGTATTTTTATTTATAAGAATGCTGTTGAAGTAACAAGAATTAATAAAGCCGGAGATACAGAACAGTTTATTGAAAAAGATAAATTAGTGGCATCATGGTGTGGACGTTTTGATGATATTAATAAAACACATGAGCGCTTAGAACTTTTGATTGAGTGGTATAATGCATGGACACTAGTTGAGAATAATATTAGTTTGTTTATTCAATATATGATATCCCGTAAAAAACAAAAGTATTTAGTTCCTAAAAATCAAATTATATTTTTAAAGGATATTGGAAGTAATAGAAGTGTATATCAAGAATATGGTTGGAAGAATACAGGAACATTATTTAAAACACATCTCATATCATATGCTATTGAGTTTATAAGAGAATCAATATATGAAGATACAGATGAGAATGGTAATATTATAAATACCATACTAGGAATAGAAAGAATACCTGATCCTATGTTAATTAAAGAAATGTTAGCATATTATCCTGGTCTTAACGTGGATAGACTTGTTGCATTTTCTGCTTTAGTGGCTTTTGTAAAAGTTCAACAAGCAAACAGAGGCTATGCAAAAAGACGTGAATCAGAACAAAAATCTTTGGATAATACAGAAAATTTGTATAAATTAAAGTATAGCCCCTTTAAAAATATTGGACGTAATAGATCTAGTAATAGCTCAAAGATAAAAAGATCAGGTTTCAAAAATTTTAGATAAGTAAAAGATAATAAACTAAGAATGAAAGTACTTAATGCAATGCAGCTTAAAAATGGTGCTAAATCTACAGAAGGACCTACCTTTTCTAATTTAACACAACCTGTTCAGTTTTTACCATATAATCAAAAAAATGAAGAGTGGGCTGCCTGGAATTTAGACTGGCTAGAATTACAAGGTATAGAGTTTTTAAAAATCAACGCAAGAAGATTATTAAAGAACTATAAGCTTGCTAAAGGTATAATAGATAAATCTGATTATATTGTAGAACCTGATAATGACTATAAGGATTTAATGGATGTTCTAACAAAAGAAGAAGATTCTGCATTAGAACTTAAATTTTATCCTATTATTCCTAATATTATAAATGTATTATCTGGGGAGTTTTCTAAAAGATATAATAAAGTTCAATTTAGAGCTGTTGATGATACTTCTTATAATGAGATGCTTGAGTTTAAAAAAGCTGAAGTTGAGTCTGCATTACTTGCTGATGCAGAAAAACAACTATTGACAAAAATGATTCAAATGGGAGTTGACCCTAACTCAGAACAATTTGCTCAACAGTTATCTCCAGAAAATATTAAAACATTACCTCAAATAGAAGATTATTTTAGCAAGTCATATAGAAGTTCAATTGAAGAATGGGCTTCTCATCAATATGCTGTTGATGAAGAGAAGTTTGGAATGCTTGAATTAGAGGAAAGAGCATTTCGTGATATGCTTATTACTGATAGAGAGTTTTGGCATTTTAGAATGATGGAGGATGATTATGACGTAGAGTTATGGAATCCTGTCCTAACATTTTATGAAAAGTCTCCAGATCAGAGATATATATCTGATTCTAATTATGTAGGTAAAATAGATTTAATGACTGTATCTGATGCTATAGATAGATATGGATATTTAATGAATAAAAAACAATTGGAATCATTAGAAAGAATATATCCTGCGAGATCAGCACAATATCAAGTTAATGGTTATCAAAATGATGGTTCTTATTATGATGCAACCAGATCTCATTCATGGAACACTGAAAGTCCTTCACTAGGATATAGACAATACACTAGTAATTATTTTAATGATAGAGGTGTTGGTGGTGATATTGTAAATCAAATATTAGATCAAAGCGAAGACTTAGCTCAGTATGGTGATAGTAACTTAATGAGAGTTACAACTATATATTGGAAGACGCAAAGAAAAATAGGTCATTTAATAAGAGTTTTAGACGATGGTGAAATTATTCAAGATATTGTTGATGAAACTTATAAAATAACTGAAAAAGGTGTATATGATACATCCATATATAAACAAAAGACAAAAGAAAATTTATTATATGGAGAGCATATAGATTGGATTTGGATTAATGAGGTATGGGGTGGTGTTAAACTTGGACCAAATATTCCAACATCATGGAGATCTGGTATAAGTGATGACTCTGCACCAATATATTTGGGTATTAATAGAAAGACTCCTGGAAGAATACCTTTTCAATTTAAAGGTAATAAATCATTATATGGTTGTAAATTACCTGTAGAGGGAAGAGTATTTTCAGATAGAAATACAAGATCAACTTCATTAGTTGATTTAATGAAAGCATATCAAGTTGGATATAACATGGTTAATAATCAAATAGCTGATATCTTAGTAGATGAGCTTGGTACTGTAATTATGTTTGATCAAAATGCTTTACCTAGACATTCAATGGGTGAAGATTGGGGTAAAAATAATTATTCTAAAGCATGGGTTGCAATGAAAGATTTTCAGATGTTACCTTTAGATACTTCTATTACTAATACAGAAAATGCTACTAATTTTAATCACTATCAAACTCTTAATATGGAGCAGACAAGTAGATTGATGTCTAGAATTCAATTAGCTAATTATTTTAAACAACAATGTTTTGATGCTATTGGTGTTAATCCTCAACGTTTAGGCGGTGCTGTATCTGCTGAAACTGCTACTGGTGTTGTTAATGCTATGCAGCAATCATATGCACAAACAGAAATATATTTTACGCAGCATTCAGATCATTTAATGCCAAGGGTTCATCAAATGAGAACAGATTTAGCTCAGTATTATCATAGTACAAATCCAAGTATTAGATTGAATTATATTACTACAGAAGCAGAAAAAGTAAATTTTATTATAAACGGTACAGATTTATTATTAAGAGACTTTAATGTATTTGTAACATCAAAAACAAATCATAGAGCAGTATTAGAACAGTTAAAACAAATGGCATTAACTAATAATACTACCGGTGCATCTATATATGAATTAGGTAATATTATTAAATCTGATAACATTGCAGAAGTAAGTGATATTCTTAAAGATGCTGAACAAAAAATGATTCAGCAAAGAACTCAAGAAATGCAACAACAACGTGAGATGCAAGAAGCTCAACTTCAACAACAAGCTGAAGAAGCAAGAATGAAACTTGAAGTTGAACAAAGAGATGCAGAACTTGAACGTCAAAAAGATATAACAATTGCAGAAATAAGATCTGCAGGATATGCAGCACAATCTGATATTAATCAGAACCTAGTTAGTGATTATAGAGAATCAATGAAAGATATTCAAGAATCTACTAGATATAGAGAACAAATGAATATTAAACGTGATGAGATGGCTACTAGAAATACGGTAGAACGTTCTAAAGCAGATGTTCAGAAACAAAAAATTGCTGCTGATTTACAGATTGCAAATACAAATCTTGAGATAGCCAGAGAAAATAAAAATAAATATGATGTTAAATCTTCCAAAGATAAAAAATCATAGTTAGCTATATACTGCAAAAAACATTAATTTTTTTAAAATTATTTAAGTTTATATAATAAAGAAGTATTATATTATATATACATAGAAACCAGTAATAATTAAAACCAACAAATATTATGAGTGAAAAAACAAATATTGTGGAAAGTAACGTAGAAACATTAGATATTAATATTGATGAAATTTTTAGTGGAGCACCCGCTGGAAGTGACGTTATATCTGCCACAGAAGAAAAACCAAAAACCAATAACATCTTTAAAGGAAGAGAAGAAGTAGATTTTTCTTTTACTGAACCTAAAACTGATGTTAATGATTTAAATGAATCTACTTCTGAAAATTCTGAAGAAGAAGTTGAATCAAAAGAAGAAACTAATGAAGTTGAATCAAAAGAAAATACATTAGCAGAAGCAAATGATATTATTAATTCAATAGATGATGAAGATACAGAAGAAGAAACAATAGAAAAAAGAGGTAGAAAACCTATTTCAGGAATATCTGATGTATTTTCTAAACTTATTAAAGATGAAAAAATTGTTCCTTTTGATGATGAAAAATCATTAGAAGAATATTCAGCTAAAGATTGGGAAGAGTTAATTGAAGCTAACTTAGAAGAAAAAGCAAATCAAGTTAGAAGAGAAACTCCAAAACAATTTTTTGAAAGTTTACCTGAAGAATTACAAGTAGCTGCAAGATATGTTGCTGATGGTGGTCAAGATTTAAAAGGTTTATTTTCAACTTTAGCTTATGTTGAAGAATCTAAACAATTAGATATAAGTAAAGAATCTGATCAAGAAAGAATTATTTCAGAATATCTTAGTGCAACAGGATATGGAACATCTGAAGAGATTCAAGAAGAAATTGAAATTTGGAAAGATTTAGGTAAGTTAGAAGCACAAGCATCTAAGTTTAAACCTAAGTTAGATAAGATGCAAGAAAAAGTTATTGCTCAAAAGCTTGAACAGCAAGAAATGAAAAAGAAACAGCAAGAACAAGCATCTGCCCATTACATGCAAAATGTATATGATACATTAAAAGATGGTAAAATAAATGATATTAAAATAGATAAAAAGACTCAGGCTATGTTATATAATGGATTAGTACAACCATCATATCCTTCAGTTAGTGGAAAAAATACAAATCTACTAGGTCATTTATTAGAAAAGTATCAATTTGTTGAACCTAATTATTCTTTAATATCAGAAGCATTATGGTTATTACAAGACCCAAAAGGATATAAAGAAAAAATAATGTCTAAAGGTGCTCAACAGAATATTGAAAAAACTGTAAGAAAATTAAAGACAGAACAATCTAATCGTACTTCTAACTCACTTGGTACAAAAGAAACTGAGCCAGTTAGAAAAAGTAAACCGGGTAAAAAACTTCAGAGAACCAACAACATATTTAAACGGATTTAATCAATCAAAATGTATAATAAATTAAAAATTAAAAATTAAAAATTATGGCAACTCCAGTATTAAACAATGGGATTTTCCTAAGAGACACTAGCTATAGTGCAAGTTCTCACGTTGATTCTTATCACTTAACTCAGATGCTTGGTTCAGCAGAACCAATGGATATGGGACCAGTAGATTTATGGGCAATGACACAAAAAGTTGAAATGCCTCTTTATCAAATGGCTTCATTTGGTGGAAAGAACACAATTTTAGTAGACAATGCACGTGGTGAGTACAAATGGCAAACCCCTATCGCACAAGATCTTCCATACATTGTGGCAGACATGGATCCAGGAAATACTTCAAAAGGTATTGATGGGACAACATTTAAAATTAAAATTTCTAAGAGAACATTTGGACATGGTGATATTATCACTTATGACAAGTACAATGGTGTAGAACTTTACATTACAGCTGAGGATATTATTCCAGCAGGTGATGGATATGTTTACACAGTTCAATTAGTAAACAACAACAACACAGCAACTCTAGACAATGCTTACTTAGCTTCTGGAACTAAATTCTTTAGAAAAGGTTCTGCACGTGGTGAGTATGGTGAAAGATTTTCTGACATTGAAACAGGATCTGGATTCCGTGAATTCTACAACTTTGTAGGAGGAGCTGAAGCACATGTACATTATTCTATTTCTAGCCGTGCTGATCTTATGATCAAGGGTGGTTTGAATGCAGATGGTACAGTTCCTGTAACTGAGATTTGGAGAAACTTTGACAACAATTCTAATAATCCATCAGTAGCTTCTATTGAAGGATTGGTTGCTAGCATGGGTAAATCAGGAGCAAGAGAAGCATTTGAAAATGGTACTCTTACTAAAACTTTCATTACTAATATGGAAGCTGCTCACCTTTCTAAAATTGCTACTGACATTGAAACTTACCTAATGTGGGGTAAGGGAGGTAGAATTAAACAAGATGGTCCAGATGACGTTAGATTATCTGTAGGACTTTGGTCTCAGTTAGATAACTCTTTCAAGAGAGTATATAACAAATCTTCTTTCACTCTTGATATGTTCAAATCTGAACTTTACAATTTCTATCAAGGAAAAGTTGAATTTAAAGGTCCAGATCCACAAAGATCACTTGTTGTACAAACTGGTATCGGTGGTATGCAATTAATCAACAAAGCTATTGCTGATGAAGTATATGGTTCTGGATTAGTTCAAAATGCTTCTGACATTGGTGCAGTAACAGGACAAGGTATGGATCTTGATTTTGGTTTTGCTTACACAAGCTTTACTATTCCTTTCCTTGCTAACGTTAAGTTTGTTCTTAACCCTGCATTTGATAATCTAAACACTAATGACATAGAGAATCCATTAATTGATGGTCGTCCTTTAAGTTCTTATAGCTTTATTATCTTTGATGTTACAGATGAAGGAAACGACAACATTCACTTGTTGAAACTTTCTTGGGATAATCAACTTAAGTGGTTCTACCAAAATGGTACTATGGACTACATGGGAAGAACTCAAGGATTCCAATCAACTGGTAACTTTAATGGTTACAGAGTTATGATGTCGCAGACTATGCCTGCAATTTGGGTTAAAGATCCAACTAAAGTTCTTAAAATTGTAATGAGAAACCCAGTAACTGGAGGATCATTCTAAGAATAATAATTTAAAGGGAGGCAGTTAAAACTTCCTCCCTTTTTT